CACTCATAATCGTTGCATACACCTCATATGTGTATGAATACTTAGCGTCCTGCCTATAAGCATTGACATACAATAGTCACATGCCTTTCTCTTATCAGCCTGAATATGACTATACAGATAGAGGCGTTCGTCATGTCAAATCAAATGATCATGATGATGATGTATCCATTAAAGGATTAACTCTTGGTGGATTGAATGAGTCATATGATCCTGATGCACAAGATGGTGATGGTGATGGCATTGTGCAAGAAGGTACTGCATTCGAAAGGCCTGCTACCCCTAGCACTAGAGATGTAACGACCTTAGGTTCTATGCCTAGTGCAATTAACGCAGGTCGTACGGGTTCGACTACGGGTGATGTAGCAAGATCAGATAACGCTCCACCATATGGCATACCTAGGCCAGTCATCAGTGTGAAGCCAGTGAAGCCACGTACAGCTACCACTACAACAAGAGCACGTATACCGATTACATCAAGGTTGCGTCAGAGGCCATCGGGTGTCAATAAGTTCAAGGGTAAGTATGGTCACCCTCAACGATTCAAGGGTATGACTGCTAGAGAGATAGCAGAAGCATCAGTACCTGACAGTCCTGAAGCACACCTAGACATGATGGTTGAGTACAACGTAGGTAGCTATGAGGTATGGAGCATACGCAATCCTGATGAGCCTAGGTCTAAGTATGAAGAGGTAAGGAAGAGATTCAGAGCAACACTTGAAGATCGTTACAGCGAGATCAATGCAGAAGCCCTTGCATTGCGTGCTAGGTACAGGTCAGGACAGATAACAGATGATGAGTTCAAGCAAGAAGTAGAAGCTAAGCACCTTGTACTGTATGACTACTCCGAGGAAGCCAAGGAAGCAGCACGTAAGTACATTGAGGAAACACTCAATGAGTCACCATCATTCAGGTGGATAGTTGATAACTTCGGTTTCCCACCCACAGTGTTCAGCATTCAAGATAAGACCGTTGATGGAAAGGTAATTGAATACAGGTTTGGTGGATACTTCAGGTCATCACAAGGAACCATGCTTCTCTCAAGACCATACTTTGAGGACATCAAAGGTAAAGACAGAATTACTCTCCAATCCAGAAGCAAGCTTGATGAGAGAGGTCGCAAGTGGCTTGTTGATGGAACAGCCACTGGAACTATCAGGCATGAGTATGGACATTACCTGGCTTATATGGCAGCAAAACACCTAGACGGGTTGTATGCAGACAGAGAAGACATGGACATGTTTGCTGACTATGACTATCGATTCAATGCAGTAGATATTGCCAACAACTTCACCTCACCAGTTTCCGGTAGAGATATGCGTTTCGCAACAGATACCAATCAGCCCTATGTTGACTCAGCCTATGGACAGCAGAACATGCAGGAGATGTGGGCCGAAGGCTTTACTGCATACACCGAACCAAAAGACAGATTGCGCTCCCTTCTTTCTCCTCAATTGGAGAAGATGCTTGATGCAGTAGTAGGTGTTGACCCGAAATCAAGACCATGGAAGAGCGAATCATCTATGGATCCACTGATTCCTTCAGCCAAAAAGCCAAGCGTTGGTTTCTCAAGCAGAAGAAATGCTCAGCGTGCAGCAGATGATGTTGTGTCAAGGTCTGAAATTGCACCAAAAGAGATGTCGATCATGGATTGGGATAGACCAGTAAAGCATCAGGTTGGAGCTAATGAGTTTGGAGAAACAGTCCATCGTTTTACTTTAGGTGATTACTCTTTTGAGTGGACTGATGAGTTCGATCCTGCAGATAAGGATTATCGACAAAAAGCAGCCAAAGCGATACTGGAGCATTTAGATACCTCTTCATTTAATGGTGCAGTTATCCATGAGGGCGATGCTTGGTTCAACAGACAGGTATCAGCACTCTTGTTTGGTTACCAGATTGCACCAGCAGAATTTAGGCACTACGATTGGCGTCTTGGACAGTGGGATAAAGAGGTAAACCCAGAGTTTGATGCAATTATCACCGGTGAAGTTGCTAAGTATGACGAATACGACAGAGAGAGTATTCAGTTTGCTATCGAAAGAGCAGTGAGTGTAATGCAGGGTGTTGCCGATTCAAAGATCAGCGAAGAACCAAAATGGCGTCTTGTAAAAGATCCAGAAGGCATGGCTGTTGGAGACGTAATTCCAATTCCACTTACAAATGTTGCGGATCGTGTTGATGACATAAGAATTCCAACTGCAGGCGAGGACTTCCTTGTTATGGGCGGAGAATTAGGCAAAGGAAGTGCAATTCTCAAGATTGTTGGTCCTCATTACTCTGGAGGCAATGGTACGGAGAGTGTTACGCAAGGAAACTTCCGTATAAAGAGAATTTATGTAAATGACAGAGGAAACAAGGTTATTGAGATGGAACAAATTGACGTTTACAGTCCACGTGACAATGCGTTCAAAACAGTTCCTACTCAGGGCCAAATTGCAATGCGAGAATTAGGAAGCGCTTATCCAATCAATATTTCAGTTAAGGATCCAGAATGAATAACGAAGAATTCGACTACGAGTACCTTCAATTGGTGGAACAGCAGTTAGAGCTTGATGACATGCAAAGCAAAGTAGCCCCTTGCTGGGAAGGTTATGAAATGATCGGCATGAAGAAGGGCAAGAATGGAAAGCTCGTTCCAAATTGCGTGCCAATTGAGAAAAAGGAAGGCAAACCACTCAAGGATCCAGATGGCGGTCTTACTGCTGCGGGTCGCAAGTACTTTAAGCGCACTCAAGGATCAAATCTCAAACCGGGTGTCATGGGTCCTGCTGACACACCAGAAAAGATGCGTCGCAAGGGTTCGTTCTTGACAAGGTTCTTCACAAACCCATCGGGCCCTATGAAGGACGAAAATGGCAAAGCCACAAGACTTGCTTTATCAGCGGCTGCTTGGGGTGAACCAGTTCCGCAAAATGCAGAAGATGCAGCGGCTTTGGCTGCTAAGGGTAGAAGACTACTTGATAGGTATAGAAACCAAAAAAAGAACGATTAACTTACGCGCTGTGCTTGGTCGCGCACGTATGTTTCAAACCTGATCTGATCTAGCCTGCGAGCCTGATGCGAGATGTCACCGTAATTGTCGTAACTCTCTACTGACTTCATAACGAAGCGATGCATAAGGGCGACTACGGGTATAACTGCTACAAAGAGTGTGATTAGTGCTTTCATTCAATCAGTATGCCAGCAAACTTATTAAGAGATTGCTAGTTGTGCATGTATCTCTAAATTAGATGGGCCCTATCTGAGTCTCTCACCGCAAGCGGTGCACTTGTCCGACCACGCGTAGGTCTTTCGCATTTCCGCTGGGTGTTGACACTTGAGCTTCTTGTGTGCTTCCTTATTCAAGAGGTTACGTATCCATTCAGATACGGAGATTCCTTCATTGGCAGCGACAGTCTTCCAGTTGTCCTTCTCTTCTTCGGTGCAACGGATCAACTGTTGTGCGCCTACGGGAGCATCACCCTCTTTGGCAATCGTTCTACGGGTTGGAGTCATCGTCTCAGCAGCTTTATCCATGGCAGCACGAATGTTGCAGTTGCCTTCCATGTTTGTTTCAGATTCCATTTTCTTTTGCCTCCTGTTCGATTGCAATAGCGTTCTCAGATACTACTTCAGCATCGACAATGTCTTCTTCACCTAGTAGTTCTTTTACCGTTGCCGCTGGCAACACTCCGGATATGCCCATTAGTTCAAGAAGCTTGCGGGCTTCCGTTTCAGGGCTAAATGCGGATACGGGTGTCAGTCCAGGAGCACCTGCAAGTGTCGCTTTCACGCCTACTTCGCCTTCAACGTTCACCTTTACGTTCACGCTTTGCTGCTCCATGCCCAAAAGCTTGGATCGCCTGTCACCAATTAATAGAACTTGTTGGATTGCTTTGAGGTCTGGTTCATGCAGAACTTCGGTTCCGTCATCCATTACTTCTCTTCTGTGCTGAGTCATAGGCCAGATGGCTGCCTGAAGGGCGTCTAAGCGCTCCAGTTCCATTCTAAGGACCTCTGGGTACGCGAGTAGGGCTTCGCGGTTCATCTTCTCTAAAGTGCGCTGTACGGCCTTGTTGACAACGCTGGTAGACAGGCTGAATCTTCTGGCAATCTCCGCCACTGACACGCCAGATTGCCGCATCTTGAATATGCGCATATCTCGTTCAGAGAGAAACTCTCTTGTTAGGGCTTTTCCGCCAGCGTCGCTCATGTTGTTACCTTCATATAATCTAACACCTCAAACGGGAATCTAAGCCCACGTCGCATTTTCGTAGGCCACGGGCGTTCATCACGGGCACCACGGAAGTGACGCACATCGTACACATAGGCACCACCTGCTGTTGGGTCTGGCTGTAAAGAGATTCCGAATTCAGGCCAGCGAGACCATACTGCAGAACCGAATGGGCGCAAGTCACGAGAAGTAATCGAAGTGCCGAGTGGGGCGTGGTGTTCAATCCACATCGCACAGTTGTAGATGGTTCGCAGCGAGTCCAAGTACTTAGCAACTTCCACCGCAATAGATTCTGATGTTCTACCACCTGGGTCAACGAACGCTTTATACAAAGGTCCGATACACAGCAATTGCGGTCTGACTTCATCTATCGCTCGCTCAAGGATTGCACGGTCCTCTTGCTTCATCAAATCAAGTCCTGATGGTTTGGTTAATAGGTGCGCTTGTGGGTTGCGTATGTAACCAGCCTTCATTGCTTCGCTCATGATCTTGCGTGATGCGCGCCTAATAATTCGCTCAGGGTTTTCAAGGTCGATCGTAAGTGTCTTTACTGGTTCAATCTTCTGAAAGGTAAACGGGTGCATTCCGGCAGATGCAAGGATTGCGACTTGTCGTGCAAGCATTGTTTTACCAACACCTTCAGCGGCGACCACGATCACGCGCTCACCACGTTCAAGAAGTCCCGGTATTGCCCAGTCATAGGTATCAGACTCTGCTTCTTTAAGGAATTCTTCCCAAACAACCAAGCGACCAGCGTCAAGTGGTATGTCAGTAAATGCGTTTGACAGCAACCTGTTTGACTTGGCAATCTTTTGTGCATCAGAAAGCGTCTCATCTTCCAATAAGGCACGTAGGTCAGTAATGGCACGGGTTGACGGGGACTGTGCTTCAACCTCTTCAACGGAAGCCTCTGCAACTGGAACCATTCCGCTGCCGTACTCCTCAATCGGGACCAAGTCGTCCATCGCATTACCAGCGCTCAAGTGGTCCGTAATGTCCTTGTGTGTTTCAGAAATCCAGACCTGCACATCGCATCCCGCTTTTTCAAGGTCGTTCTTAATGTTGTCTGCGTGAAGCCGACCAGGTTCGTCGTTATCTGCAATTACTTCTACCGTTGCACCCATAAGTGCGAGCGTGTGTATCTCAAGCCACTTTCCATTACCAGCGCCACCAGTCATGGTTGTCGCTACGTAACCCAAACGGATGAGAGTGTTTGCGTCTTTCTCGCCCTCAACAACCCATACGGGTATGTTGTTATTTACAGCCTGTACCACAGCAGGGAAGTTGTACAAAACCTGAGGTGGACCAGTTTTTTCTCCATCTTCGTAGGTCCATACTTTGTAGTCCCAACCGCCATTGCCATCGGGCTTCCTCTGACGGAACGATTTCTTTCCGTGTTGATTTACGAGGCGCACTTTCTGAAAAAGCAATGTGCCATATCTGTCCGTGTAGTCGTAGGTCTCAACCTCTTTCCACTTATCGGGCTCTTTGGGTTCAGAAGGCATGTCGACATCTACCCTATTGGTCTTTGGCCGCAAAGGCGGGACATATGCATCAGCACCGGATTCTGGCCACAAATCTTTCATGCGTAGGCTGAGAGACGAACAGACCTCTTGTGCATCGCATCCACCTGCTCGTTGGCAGAAGAAAAGCACTTGACCCTCTTGGCCTATACCCACAGACAGTGACGGGTTGTCATCATCATTACGACACGGGCATTGAGCTTGCCATCCGGATCCGTTTGGGCGCACGCCGTCAAGACGACCGAGCACATTGTCTACGTGAATGGGAACGTGATTAGCCATTCGCCTGCATCATTTTCTTTTGCTGCTCAACCTCTTTGCGGATCTGACGAATTGTTTGTCCCTCAAATAGCACACGGGCGTCGCGCATGAGTTTTAGGTTTCGTTCTTTACGTATGTAGTGTCGTTCGCCTTCTGCGTAACCACCCCAAATTCCCATGGGCTCCCACTCAAGTGAGTAGTCGAGACAAGGATCTTTTACTGAGCATCCTTCACAAATCTTCAATGCTTCTGCAGTAGATGCTTTCAAGCCGGCAACTTGTGCTCTGTTCATTGATGGAAGCTTTACTGGAAACCACCATTCAACGGGCTTTCCTTTGCAGGCTCCACCTTCTGGTGGCATTATTCCTTCGGTCATCGAGAGGTCCTTTCACTTCGCGAGTCCCGCAATCCTAGAGGCTTCAGTTGCAGAAAGAAAGAGGACAACAGAAGAAATTTCTAAATTTCCATTTACATCTCTCATGACAACATCTATCGCTTCGTGAGATATTTTTAAACTTGATGCAATCCCTGCACGAATCATTTGTGCACGAGTTTCTTTTATGTTTACATTTGTGTCATAGCTTTCATCGAATACCGATGGGTTTGAGAGAGAAGTCATCTCTATCTCTTTTGCTTTCATGCGCAGACACATCACGCAAGCAAGTTCTTTTGCAGATGAAGCACGGGCTCTGTTCTCTGAATGCCCGCACTCAAGTATATGAACGTACTGCACATTTCCCCATGTGCCAGTTTTGCGTATCTCTAAGATTTTCTTTCTTGGAGCTTTTCTGTGTTCTGTACTCATCTATTGATCCAAAATAACGGGGCCCTCGCGTCCTGGGGACGCGGGGGTGCGAGCGAAGCGAGCATAATAATCAAAAGCCCCCATGTTCGGGTCTCTGCCAGAACTTAATGGGGGCTTCTAACTAATTAGTTGTTAACGAATCAGAATGGTTCGTCAGCAGGTACTTGTGGTGCTGATGGCTTCGTACGTTTCGGGGCTACAACAGCTCCGGCGTTCGGTGTCCCAGCGGCAGCACGACGACGTTCAACTGATTCAACTGATCGTGTGAGGATGCCGATTTCATCTGCAACAAGTTCAATCTTGTAGCGATTCTCTTGCGTCTTCTCATCTTTCCATGAGCGCTGTTCAAGGCGACCGCTAACGATTACGCCCATGCCTTTTTCAAGGACATTTGCACTGTTCTCTGCGAGGTAACGCCAAGCCTGCACATCAAAGAATGAGGTGTTCTCAACTTTCTCGCCATCCTTACCTGTGTAACTGTGGTTAACGGCAACTGCGAATGACAGTTTTTGTGATCCGTTTGACAGAGTTAGTAACTCAGGATCTCTAACAACGTTTCCGCTGATAGTAATTGGTGAATTATTCATATTTCTCCTACTCTCGTAATTGGGTACGCCGACACTCTATCAGTACACGCTAGGATGTCAAGCATGTCCCTACGCAAGGAATATAAAATCAATTTGACTGACTTCCAATTACAGATATTGCGTGAAGGCATCAAGCAGCTTCGAGCACAACGGGACTGCGATGCGGTGTCGAAGACCGAGTACAAGAATATACTTACGTCCTTGGAACGAGCAGAGTACATGAACAGAAAAGAGGAGAACAATGGCTAAGAAATTGAGCAAAGCGGAAGCAACACTTGCTGTGAAACAATTCATTACAGATGTGTTGGTTGAACTTGGGTCTGAGGATGACGTTCCAACTCAAGACGAAAAAGAAGCATCTCGTGAAATTATGGAAGTTATTTGGGAATCTCTTTCATTACGGGTTACAGATGTCAGCGACGTCACTGGACTCATTATTTTGGGTATTCCAACAAACATTTTTGATGAGGAAACCGCGTAAATACGGGGCTTTAGCCGGCGTCGTTCAACAAGAGTTGATCTCGGTGTAATCATTTGGTAATATAGATACATCTCATAACGAGTGAATGCCATAGGCAGGTAAGTACTAAATACCTGTTGCCCTATCCGTCAAACACAGGAGAGAATATTGAAACCCATTTTTGGATGGCTTGCATCTTTAGTTACGCTTGGAACTGGCACAGTAATTCCAGTCCAAACAAATGCCGAAACATTTGTCTTCGCTCAGCCGCTAGCAGTGGTAGCGATGGTCGCCGAGAGGTCTGAGTCGACCCCAAAATCGGTTCTACTTGCTTCGTACTCTTTCAACGAAACGAGTGCAAGGGTGAAAAAGCTTCAACAGGTCATTGGCACGGTACGTGTCGACGGCAACTACGGGGCTATCACGCGGCGGGAGCATCTGGAGAAGCTTGAAGCGATGAACCTCCCAACCCAGCACGTTCCTGACACCGTGACGAAACAAAGTTCTAATGGGTACAACATTCCCAATGACCTATCAAAGCGCTGTCCTCAATGGATTCCGTTGTTCAAAGAACATGGGCTTGAGCCAGTCGAGGTTTTCTCTTATATTGCTTGGCGTGAGAGCGGTTGCCGACCTGAGGCGCAAAATGCCAAGTGGGATGCAAACGGGAACATGACCTACCACCTGAACAAGGACAAGTCATACGACACGGGCTTACTACAAATCAACTCAAGTTGGTTCTCGGTTACGAAGCTTGTGTGTGGAGACGATGCGGTCAACGGGCGTATGGCAGGTCTTAAAGACCCTGTATGCAACGTTCGGGTGGCTAAGTACATCATGGAAAACTCCAAGGGCAAGCTAGCCAACTGGCGAGTCTACGCAAACTAATCCCTTCAGGGCCTGGAGAAGACTTCAGCCCCGCCTCCCACCTCGCTGCGCTCGGTCGGTCGGTTCAACTGGATCAGGCGATCCAGTTGCCCCGCCCAAGACTTAGCTGCAAGAAGCAGTTGTTCTCGTACGGATTTATCTGTAGACTTGGATAAATCCATACAGAGGAGAAAACAATGGCACACCAAATTGAAATAAAGGGCGGAAAAGCAAAGATGGCTTACGCCAACGAGGTGCCTTGGCACAGACTCGGAACAAAAATGAATGGGCTTCAAACAGCAGAGGCGATGCTTGCTGCCGCAGAAGCGGACTTCGATGTTGCACTTACATCGGTCGCAGCCATAGATGCGGAGGGGAACTTCATCCGGAACCCGGACGGAATCCCCGTCATCATCTCAGACTCCCGAGCTACGGTGAGATGCAATCCTGATGGAACCTTTGACGGGCTCTCTACGGTTGGCACACGATTCGTGGTTCAGCAGAACCGTGAGTGCCTAAACCGTGCGTTGGATGTAGTTGGCGCTTCCAAAGGCGACGCAGTCGTAGACACATGTGGCGTTCTTGACGAAGGTCGTGAGTTCTTTGCCTGCCTTGATTTGGGCGGTTTGATTATTGACCCAACTGGTATCAACGACAAGATTGAGCGTTACATGCTTGTGCGAAACGGACATGATGGTCGCACCCCAATCACCTATGCGAATACATCAATCCGTGCGGTCTGCAAGAACACGGTCATGGCGGGGCTATCGGCAGCCAGATCCACGTTCACAGCACGGCATACTCGTAATGCTGATTCAGCAATTGAAGATGCACAGACAGTTTTGAACTTATCAACAGAGTGGGCTAACGCTTTCAAAGCAAACGCCGAAGCTCTGCTGGCAATCAATGTCCCGCAATCTTCTCAGCGGCTGACAAAGATTATTGAAGGAACTTTCCCTGAGCGCAATGGCGAATCACAGCGTCAAAAAGAAAACCGTGAGGAAATCCACACAGTCATCCGCTCCCTGTTCTTGAACGAAAAGAATGCTGGCGGGTTTGGTTTCAATGGCTGGTCTGCATACAACACCGTTGTTGAGTACCTGGATCATTATCGGGACGCCAAGCCAGAGGAGCGCGCTATCGCATCAATGGACTACAACTCGTGGGTAACTCGTAAGAAAGCAACTGCACAGGAGATTATTCTGTCCTTGGTTTGACAGACAAGAGTGGAATAATGGAGAAAGACAATGAAAGCAGTAAACGCATTCAGAAATGGGTTGATATTGTGAGCGACTTCTTTGATCCAAACAATCCTGACAACGAGGAAATGGACGACCTAACACGGGCTCAACTATCGGAGTTTGTCGCTAACTTCATGGAAGGCGCAAACGACGCCGAAGCAACCTACCGTAAACACTACTGTCAAATGGTTGTGAACAAGATTCATAGCGAATTCGGGTACGAAGGCTTGTGTGAACTGATGATCACGATGGACAAACGTGCGGGTTGGATATCAGACATCTTGATAGAGAGCCCCGACTTGGACGAGATCCTCTTCAAGAAGTACAACATCTACGATGATGACATTGCGAGCAAAGCACGAGATACGGTTGCGATGCAAGACCTCAACGGAAAGATCTGGCGACTGCGTAGAAAGTACTCTCGCTTGATTGTTGATGAGTTGATGGCTAATGCCAAACCAAAAGCCTGACCGAATACGGGGCTTCAAGTGCAGCGGGGACAAGAAAGTTAGAAACATCCCACCACCTGACCCGAATCGGCTAATACCAATTGAGGAATGGGACGAGAATTCTGACCCGAGGACTTGGGAGCGGGGGGCGCATCCCAAGCCCATGGGACAACCTTTACAGGGCGAAGACTAATCTGTAAGTTTCCGCAATGACTTCTGCCTGATTCTCTGAGAGGCAAGGCATTCTGAAGATGTGGCTGTCGCTACTGTCGCCAGTAGGCGAGCGAAACCAAATCTCTACAGTTGTTCCATGCACGAGAACTGCACAAGGCATTCCTTTGCGTTCGTTCAGTGGAACAAGTTCTAGGTCTACTTTGATTTGGGTGATTCTTGTTGTCATAATTTCAGTATATCCCCTATAGGGGGCAATTGCAACTATTGAGGCAAGAAACTTAGAACAAGTTGCGCCGTGCTGGCATCGTCATCATCAAAGACATCGCCATCAACAGCCGAGTTCATTACCTTGCGTTTCTTCTCGGTGAGTTTGTAGATGGCTTCGTCAATAGTCCCGCTCATCAACATGTACGTAGCAGTAACAGAACCTTTCTGCCCATGCCTGTGCAAACGACTATAAGTCTGGTCAATGTCTGCTGGCGACCAAGGCAGTTCAACAAAGAGTATGTCTTGTGCAGCAGTAAGAGTATGCCCCGTCTTTGCAGCTTGGATGCTCAAAACCATTACGGTGGCGGATGAGTCATTCTGAAACTTTCGTTTTGCCTCTTCAACGTCCTCAATCTTCATACCACCCTGAATCTTGCAAGCATTAAACTTTTTAGCAAGTTCATCAACCACATCTCTATGGTGAGCCGCAATAACGACTTTTTTGCCGGCGTCAACTCGGGACTGTACCCAGTCCTGGGCCTCCTGCATCTTCCCCTTGGCAGCGATCCTGCGAAGCACGGACAGTTTTACGAGGTGTTCATTGGACTCAGCCCTGATGCGTGCCACTACACCTGCCGAGTGCGGGCTCTTACCCATCTCCATGGCTATCTCCTTCGCCCTGTTTACTAGGTAGGCAATGATGTCTTCCTCTGCCTTCTTGTACTCAGCTGCGAGCTCTGGAGTCCCGTCGACGACGTACGGGTTGTGAATGACGGGTGGCAAATCAGTAAGCACTTGGTCTTTTGTGCGCCTTATGTAACAAACGCTACGAAGTTTATCGTTGAGTTCGTCAAGATGAGAATGACCTTCAAGATGCCACTGCCCCCACTTGTCTTTGAATGCATCACAGTATCTACGGTAGAAACCCCACAGACCACCGAACTTATTTAGTTGTCCGAGTATGTCTAGTTGAGATGCGTATTCTGCTGGTCGGTTGGTTACGGGAGTTCCAGTCAAGCACAGGATCATCGCGCCTTTCGGGGCTGAGCCGGCAATCTTCTTTGCGGACTTTGTTCTCTGAGCGGTTGGTGTCTTGCAGTAATGACTTTCATCAAACACGTAAGCATTGTGATTTGACAAGCGCTTCTCCCAAGAGGTAATATTGGAATAGCCGACTACAACCACATCGTATGTTCCTTCATCAGGAAAAGTCTTTCGGTCTTTGACGACAGCGACACGAACATCGGGCAAGAACCTGTTGTATTCCGCTTTCCAGTTCAACACGAGGTTCGCTGGACATGAGACGACAGCTGGGTAACACGGGGCTCCCGCGCTGCGGCCGGCCAGATGTAGAGCCGCCATTGCCTGAACCGTTTTGCCTAATCCCATCTCATCGGCGATAAAACATTTGCGTGCCTCAACAGCATAAGCAACTCCTGCTTTTTGATACGGCATCAACGTTCCAACTAGCCCCGGAATGTCTACAGCTGCGTCTACGGCACGGGAGGCGTCTCTCAGTTCTGACAGCGAACTTTGGATTTGACCAACCCTACGGGTGGCTTCCTCATCAACATTTTGATTGAATGTTTCTGCCCAACGGATCACGTCTTCGAGGGATGTCAGCGGGGCTCGCCAAGCTTTCGAGCTGGGATGCCAAGTTATTCCTGCAACCTGCTTGACCGACCGAACCATCACAGGGTCGTAATCAAATGCGAGGTATACGAAGTCTTCCTCTAAGTACACACCACGCTTTGCTTCTGAAACCACACGCTTGGGTGAAGAGAACAAGAGCACATCATTGTCAATGCTGAAGTTGTTTGTGGACGCAAATTCACGAACGGCAGCGAGGCTTTTCATCGGCGCTCTCCAGACACGTGCAACCTTGTCCCATTTTGCCCCGTCTATCCGTTTGACGTCTTCAACGAGTTCTCGGTCGTACGGGAAATCCAAAACTAAATGGTCAGTGTCAAGTCTGAGAGAAGAGTTGTTATGTATAGTTGTCATATGATTGAAGATAACCAAATCCTACAGCGCATTGAGGCGCTGAGTTATAAATTTGAGGGCTTTGAGAAACGCCTGCGTGCGATGGAACGAAGAATTCTTGAGATGGAACACGACAATGCGAATAAAGTCGGGACTGCGCCGACGCTCCTGAAGAGCATCAGAGAACTTCAGGGTGTTATTGGCGACCAAACACCGAGTGTGAACGCACTTCTTGACACGTTCTACACAAACGTCATAACAGTGAGTTCTGATAGTAATAAACCAACGCAAAGCAAGTAACTAAAATGGCGAACGCCAAACGCTTATTCATTTTATAATCCCCTTTCCGTACCTGAGCATAAGTCTGTATACAAAGCGGGGCCACCACGTCGCCATCACACCGCTACCTTTCGGCTTCGGGCTCTGACTTGGCGAATGTTCCTGCGCTCACGACCTGATTTACCGCCCCACATTCCATCTTCAATGTTGTTGGCGAGAGCGAACTCTAGGCAGTCATTTGCCACTGGGCAGTTTCCACAGATTTTGCGAGCCTTGATGATTTGGGCTTTTGCGTTTCTGTCGTAGAAAAAGATATTTGTATCCATTCCCACGCACCCTGCTTGGTCTTGCCACTTGAAATCAGAGTTACGCAATACGTTTGTTGGTTGAGTTTCCATAGTTGCTCTTAGTTCCATAACTTCAATCTATCGGTTATTAGGCTCAATGACAACCTTTATTGAAAAAGTTACACGATTGCAACAAAGTTACACAAAAGTTACAATTCAGTTTTTCCACAGTAGATGTAGAAACAGGTAGCCCCGGGAAGGACACGGACACACACTTATTCGTCTAAGAACAACGGTGGCGGAAAGGACTTCAAGGACAAGCTTTAAAGCGGGACAGCCGGCAACCGGAACTGCTCTGGGACTTTGTTAGATCAGACTGAATACTGGCTTGCGGTAGACAACTCCGTTGATCTGCATGCCACCCTGCGAAGCATTGTACGTACGGTGTAGACCGAACTTGTCAGCCCACTTGATGACCTCTGCATATTCCTCTTCGGTCAGATCAACTGCTGTTGCTTTTTGTTTTGGCACAGTGCCCCCTTCTTGGTTGATACCACTCTATCGGTTATAGAGGTCAATCACAACCTGCTTGTGTCAAACACTTCCATTTGTCCGCTTCAAACGCTACCGTTCGTCTGCCGGCAAGCTGTGCAGCCCCGCCGATGTCGACCTCTCAGAAAGGTGACTCATCCTCTTTTTTGGGAAGCGGAATCCACCCACCGTCATCTCCAACAACTTGTGTTACGCCTTCGTGTGAACGCCAAGCCCACTTGCAACACGGGGCGTCTCCGTCGCACGGATGCTGTCCCTGACTAAAGAAAGAACCTAGTCGTGGGAAGAATGTGAGCAACTTGACAATGCAGTCGTGACACAAGAACCAATACTTCGGGTCGTCATCAGACATGAGTGCTTCTAAATTGTCCGTGAAACCATCGTAGTAACCAATGGTCTCGTACGGAACGTGCCAACCCTGAGTCGGGACTCCCGAGCCGCACGCGTCGCAGATGTGTCCGAGTTCGTCATCTACGCCGACAATCACCATGCTCATCAGCAGTCTTCCATCACCTGACCGCCGTCTGTGAGGCGAAGTTCGCAATTAGGGTGTGTGGGTAAGTAGATCGTGTCGCCGACGTTCAGCGTAGTCCCGTAAACTGAGACCAACTGATCAACGACATTCATGGTGTTGCCCTCACAGTTTGTCCGTGCAATCCAGTACAGGGTGTCGCCTTCTTTGATCGTCACAGATGCGCCGTTGCAAAAGAACTCATTGGACTGTCGTTGCTGTTCCTTCATGAAACTGAACGCAAGCACTGACGCAATGGTCACTGTCGCCGTGATAAGCACGGTCTTTGCTGTTCGGTAGGTGTTTTCGTTCATTTCTTTTTACTCCTTCTCCCGAGCATGTAGCCAATGAGTATTCCGTGAAGTACGCCGAGAAAAAGTCCCTCAACATACAGAATTGTTTCTGTCATAATTTCACTCTATCGGTTATTACTAATAACCACAACCTCGTGACAAGAAAAAGTTTTTAGTACGGCTGTGTCTGGAGGACAGCCCAGCTTTCTGTTTACGCCATCCGCCCCAAGTATCGGGCTTCTTGCTCAATGCCAAAGTGGTACTCGCAAAGGTGCGTGTCGCTGCGAGGCTTCACCGAACCAGCGCATCTATCTTCTTCATGCCTCACGAACCTCTTCATGTGGCACTCGTGGGTTTCTTTCTTTGGTTTCATAGCATCTCCAATTTGCGGGGCCGGCGCGCGA